ATACGATCGTCTATAAATAAATAAAATCTTGAAATTCGATATATTTTAATTAAAATATATCGAATTTCAAGATTTTATTTATTTATAGACGATCGTATTTCGTCTGCCCCCGGCTGGGAGGGTCTTACCCAGTTAAACTGGAGTTGGTAGTGCTGAGTACACAAAAATGGTAGGCACATTCAAAAAGAAATGCAAACCAAAATCCGTACCAGCAGCAACATACCAACTTAATGTGGTACCTTGACCTGTAGCTGCAGTGGGATTCTTATCAGAAACCATAATAAACCTAAAAGCCTGCGAACTAGTATCATCCTGTGAAATTGTCGCAGAAGCATTACTAGGTGTAGTGGTGTTAAATTTATAAGCTGAATACATAGGCAATTGTACAGAAAGGGTACTATTAGTTAACTGATTATTCAAAGACGTACCAGCACCTGAAAAAGTCAAACCAGTGGTAAATGCAAGAAAATTTGCATTAACCGAATTTGTACCAACATTCAATGTATTAATCCCTGAAGAATATGCCGGCAATTTAGTAATAGTTTGTCTTGTAATAACCATTGTCTTAATGGGATTAACACCATCAGCATTCAAGGTATAATTAATAGATCCACGTGTACCTAAAAATGCCGCTCCCAGCCATGTCAAATATGTGTTGGTCACAAAATTGTATGGTACAGGCAACACAGAGATCAAACCTGTTGCAGTATTAATTCCAGTAGGATCATAACCTGAAGTTAAAGGATAACGATAAAATAATTCCGTCAATACCTTAATTTGAGTGCTGGACAAGCTGGGAGACAACACTGAACCACGATAATAGTTGTAACGGCGCAACAACTGTCGCAAAGAAACTACTTGTTCACCATGGTTCACAAGAAATCTTCCAGGGGCCTCACGTGCGCCAGCATGACCAGCAACAATCGTCTGGCATTCGGTTTCTTCATATTCGTCACTTTGTGTTTGAAAGTAAGAATATTTTGACTGAATATCAGATGGTGCTGCAAATTCCAAATTATCAGCTGCACGTACAGAAACAATACATGAGATAGTCGAAGAAGCAATAGGCGCAGTTAACGATGTCACACAACGCACTGCCAAAGTTCCATTAGTAACACCTGGTACATGTGAAAACAATGTACTAGAACCAACTGTAAAAGGAATTTGGGATGCAGTTGTAGGTACAAAAGTTTGACACCATGCCAAGGCCTGATTATATGGAACTCGAATTTCTACATTCGTATCCTTAGTAAGATCAACAACCTCATTAAAACATGTTGTTTGTGTTGCAACAGTGTTCAAAACATTTTGAGCTGAAGTACCTGAGGGATCATATGTAATACGCACACGGCCCCTATGATATTGGGTACAAATAAATCTCAGGCGTATGATAATATCACCACGCCAATATTGAAACATTTGTCCCACCCAGCCCATGGGTGTCATATAAAGTTTAGCATTAGCCAAACCATCCATATCAAACATTATGGGAGTTACAGCAGTACTGAACAACAAAGTGTCAGCAGCCGCTGTAGACGACCATGGAAAATTGGTCAAATAGGATTCCTTTGTAACAATATGCTGAATACTCAATTCATCTGCCGCAGGCAAACCCAAAACAGAAGGGTCGACAGTCAACTCGTTTTTCGGATCAACTGTGAGTTTCTCCACAGGATAACCAATCTCTGTGGAAGCCAAAGGTGGCATCATAGTTGGTTTAAAAGGTATAACGTCTGTAATTACAGGCGTATTCGAAAAACCTAAACTAGAAGCAACCGTTGCAACAGCCTGTGCACCCAATTGAGTAGCTGTGGCATATTTGCCAATAATAGGCACTTTAGACAAAGTCTTCATGGTAGCAGCAACAGCGGAAGCCATTGAGGAAACTGGTGTTTTGCCATACTCATCAGATTGCAAAAGCAAGCCTGTGGTAGGCCCACTAACTACAACATTCTCTGCCCAAGCATAGACTGAAACAGTTACGCCGGTCCCTACAGCTCCATTTGCACTAGCAAGCTGAATCAAGTTAATGAAATTAACTGTACCCATGTCCAAAAAGTCTTGGTTAACAACAGTTGATAACCAATTCTTTGGCCAAATAAAAGGCAAAGTCATTTCACCACCTTCATTATTCTGTGGATAAATCCAAATATGCGGGCGTTGAGATTGCGGTATAATATATCGCGTTCCCGCATCATTAGTGATACCGCCTGCATGAAATTGTGGTAATGGCTGATAAGACATCAGTGTAGTACCAAAATAGAAAGGTGAGGCATTAACCATTACTTTCAATTTAAGGTCACACTTAAGCCAAGCATAATTAAGCAATTTATTACTAATAGCTGGAGTACTAAAAAACAATTGCCAAGGGCTAAAAGTTTGAGTGGCACCAACGGCATCACTCTCATTCCAAGTGTATTGAAAAATCTTGGCTGGTCGTTTAAAGAAATCAGACAAACTCACGTCTGGCGTGGCGTCTGCATATGATTCCTGAGGCAATTCAGCAGAAAATCCAACAGAATATCCGGTTGGTTTTTCCAAGAAAGATAATGTTCCTGTAGTGTTCTCAACAATAGAAGAATTTTCTTCAGTGCCGAGAGAAACATCATTATCTGACTGCCATTGAAATTCCACATGACTGTGGATCTGATAAACGCTATCAGAGTACGATTGATTTTCTGGTAAATCAATACAACCTTGTTGGTTTTCACGGACCAACTCCTCAATAAATAGATTAGTAGCAGATTATAAGATATGGGGGGTCGCAAACCCACACCATAAATTTGGGTATTTAGAATGTTACCCCACATTCCCCTAAATGAGATGTGATTGTTGAGGAAACAATCACAAATCAACATTTTAACGTGATATTGAGCACAAAGTCTTCTACACAAAATGTTTCAAACTTTCCTGCCAAGTTCGCTTCTCTTCATAAGAAGTATATCGCTCGTAGATCGTCTCCCACGATGGAAAAGTTGATTCTTCAATCAAAATATCCAAACCTTGCTGATGAACTATCTCCAAAAATATTTTCCGCATTTTCTCAAACTTCTCTCGTCCATAAAACCAGTATTCATTACTGGCAGTTGACATAATAGCCATAGCTTGTTCTTCAGGTGCGATACTCTTAGATGCAACACACGTCATAAGACTTTTCTCTATCGACTCTTCATCCAAAGGACACAAAAAATGACCTACTTCTGGATCGAAACGCCATTCGCGCTTCAAAAAGGAGACCTGATCAATATGAATATATGGTACAGAAGCAGATGTTTTATCAGCCATAGTGTATGTCACACCATGGTTACTCAAAACTTGTTGTACAGTTGTATGATCAAACCAAGGTGCAAGCTTGGATACGCCCATTACATTATCATCACCATAAGTCATTAGGTGAACATTGTTTTTAAAAGTCGAACATGTATGTTCAGGATTTAAATCGCATAACAATAACGCATATACAA